AGCGGTTCCGCGCTCTGCTGAAGGTGCGGCCCGGCGTGAAGCGCATCGTGGGCCTGACCGGCACCCCCTCCTCAAACGGACTCATGGATTTATGGGCGGAGTTCCGGGTGCTGGACATGGGCAGACGCCTGGGTCGGTTCATCACCCGGTACCGCAGCGCCTACTTCCAGCCGGACAAGCGCAACGCCCAGGTGGTGTTCTCCTACAAGCCCCTGCCGGGAGCCGAGGACGCCATCTATGAGCGGATCTCCGACATCACCATCTCCATGCGGGCCGGCGACTATTTGGATATGCCGGAATGCGTGGTCAACGAGGTCAAGGTCGACCTCTCCGAAAAGGAGCGGCAATCCTACGACACCATGAGGGCGGAGCTGGTGCTCTCCCTGAACGGTGAAGAGGTGGACGCCGGGAACGCGGCAGCTCTGGCGAACAAGCTTTCCCAGATGGCCAACGGCGCGGTGTACGGGGAGGACAAGCGGGTGCTCCGGCTACACGACCGCAAGCTGGACGCCCTGGAGGACCTCATCGAAGCCGCTAACGGCAAGCCCGTCCTGGTGGCCTACTCTGGTTCAAGCACGACCTGGAGCGCATCCGGGAGCGGTTCACCGTCCGGGAGATCAAGACCAGCCGGGATATCGCCGATTGGAACCAGGGCAAGATCCCGGTGGCGGTCATCCACCCGGCGTCCGCCGGCCATGGGCTGAACCTGCAGTCCGGCGGTTCCACCCTGGTCTGGTTCGGGCTGACCTGGTCGCTGGAGCTTTACCAGCAGACCAACGCCCGGCTCTGGCGGCAGGGGCAGAAAGACACAACTGTGGTCATCCATCACATTATCACACCATTGACGAGCGGATCATGTCCGCCCTTCAAAAGAAGGAACGGGCGCAGTCGGCTCTGATCGACGCAGTCAAAGCGGATTTGGAGGTGCGAAAATGACAGCGAAAGAATATTTATCCCAAGCCCGGCTTCTGGACGCCCGGATCAACGCCAAAATCCAGCAGGTCGCGGCTCTCAATGATTTGGCCACCCATGCCACGGCCACCCTTACGGGGATGCCGCGCAACCCCAACCGCTCCGAGTCCCGGATGGCGGAAGCGGTGGTCAAGATCGTGGATTTGCAGAACGAGATCAACCACGACATCGATGACCTGGTGGACTTGAAGCGGGAGATCACCCGCCGGGTGAAATCCATCCCCAACGCCGAGTACCAGCTCCTTCTGGAGAAGCGGTATCTGTGCTTCATGCCCTGGGAAAAAATCGCCGTGGACATGGGCTACTCTATCCAGCACATCTACCGTCTCCACGACTGGGCGCTGCGGGAATTTCCCGTCCCCAGGAAACATGAGAGTTCGATGTATTGAATGAGAGTGCCGCCCCGTGGTACCATTATAATTGCCAAAAGAATCAAGCGAAGCCATCGTGGGGCCACCCCTGCGGTGGCTTTTCTTATGCCCGGAAGGAGGTGGAATGGTGCCCACAAAGCCAAAGCGCCCCTGTTCGTACCCCGGCTGTCCCAAGCTGACGGACGGCAGGTTCTGCGAGGAGCACGCCAAGGCGGAAGCTAAGCGCTACGAGAAGTACGACCGTGACCCGGCTGTACGCCGTAGGTATGGCCGCGCCTGGAAGCGCATCCGCGACCGGTACATCCAGGAGCACCCGCTGTGCGAGCTGTGCCAGCGGGATGGCAGGCTGACTCCCGCTGAGGAGGTGCATCACAAGGTACCTCTTTCCGAGGGTGGCACACACGCACGTGACAACCTCGTTGCCCTCTGTAAATCCTGTCACGCCAGAATCCACGCCCAACGCGGGGATCGCTGGCACAGAAAAAATGGAGACCACCCCGAAGGGTAGTCTCCAATATGGCGGAGCGGGCAGGATTCGAACCTGCTATGGGCACTTGTTAAGGTTTCTCACATTTCCCCTGCGGAGTCCACAGTTACAACGAGGCCACTCCGTGCGCGCCGCATACCACCGTGTTATACCCGTTTACCATCGCGAGTTCCCCCTTTAAACTTCCAATAGCAATTGCTGTTTGAATTACCGTCAAGAAGAGTGAAACTGTGTCGACTGGGACTCCGTTGAGCAGGGACATGATTGTCACCATAACCAACTAATGTTACAAACATAGTATAGCACAAAACTGACGGTAGGGGAATAAAAATCTCTACAGCCTGTGGGCCGTGCAACGGGCTGGGGGTCTCGCGCACAAAATCGCGGTTTCAAAGGGGGTATATACCCCAGGCCGAGAAAGGAGGTAGCCTGTGGCCAAAGACGGTACCAACCGCGGCGGTGCCCGTGCTGGTGCCGGCGCAAAGAAGAAGCCCCTCGTAGACAAGATCGCCGAGGGCAATCCCGGCAGAAGGAAGCTGACTGTCATCGACTTTCAGGACACAGCCGATTTAGAAGGTCAGCCCATGCCGAAACCGTCAGCCATGCTGTCCGCCACCCAGAAGGATGGCAAGACGCTGGTCGCCGCCGAGGTCTATGAAAAGACCTGGACCTGGCTGGCGGAGCGGGGCTGCGCCGCTCTCGTTTCCCCGCAGCTATTGGAGCGATACGCCATGAGCGTGGCCCGCTGGATACAGTGTGAGGAGGCCATCACCGAGTACGGGTTCCTCGCCAAGCACCCCACCACGGGGAACGCCATTCAAAGCCCCTATGTGGCGATGAGTCAGAACTTCATGTCCCAGACCAACCGCCTGTGGATGGAGATCTACCAAATCGTCAAGGAGAACTGTTCCAGCGAGTATGGCGGGGCCACGCCCCAGGACGATGTGATGGAGCGGCTGCTGTCCGCTCGGAAAGGAAACTGATATGACAAAATACAAAACGGCTGAGAGCGTGCGGCGCGGCCACCCAGACAAGCTGTGCGACCTGATCGCCGACAGCATTCTGGACGAGTGCCTGCGGCACGACCGCTATTCCCGCTGCGCCTGTGAGGTCATGGCCACCAAGGGAAAAATCTTCGTCTGCGGGGAGATCACCTGCGCGGCGAAGATCAACATCCGCTCGGTGGTCCGGGAAGTCCTCCGCAAGGTGGGCTACAACCCCATGAAATTCATCGTGTTCGTCTATGTTCACCGGCAGAGTCCCGACATTGCCGGCGGTGTGGATTCCGCACTGGAAGTGCGGGATGGCGGCAGCGAGGATGTGTTCGCCACCACCGGCGCCGGCGACCAGGGCACCGTGTACGGTTACGCCACCAGGGAGACCTGGACCCGTCTGCCCGTCCCGGTGGTCTTCGCGAATGAAATCTGCAAAGGACTGGATGACGCCATGCACGATGGGACCATCCGTGGCGTCGGCCCTGATGGCAAGGCCCAGGTGACCGTGGCCTATGAGGATGGGAAACCCGTGAGCGCCAAGAACATCGTGGTGTCCGTCCAGCACGATGCGGACAAGGATCTGGAGGAGCTTCGCCGGGAGATCATCTCGGAGGTTCTGTATCCCATTCTGGATCGTTTCGACTTCCCCAAGGATGTGGAGATCCTCATCAACCCCTCCGGCAGGTTTGTGGAGGGCGGTCCCGCCGCCGACACCGGACTGACCGGCAGGAAGCTGATGGTGGACACCTACGGCGGTCTTGCTGCCCATGGCGGCGGAGCCTTCTCCGGGAAGGACCCCACCAAGGTGGACCGCAGCGCCGCATACATGGCCAGAGCTATCGCCCGGAACGTGGTGGGCGCGTAGCTGGCGAATGCCAGGTGTCCATCTCCTATGCCATCGGCAAGGCGGAACCCACCGCTGTGGAGATCGACACCTTTGGCACAGCCAGGGTGGACGAGGATGTGATTCGGCTGGCGGTGCTGGATGTGTTCGATCTGCGGCCCGCCGCCATTATGTCCCTGCTGCATCTCCGCGCTCCCATCTACGCCGACACCGCCGCCTACGGACACTTCAACGGCTACAAGTTCAGCTGGGAGAACCTCGACAAGACTGAGGAACTGAGAAAGGCGGTGGAAAAGTATGCTGATTGAACGTAAACACACCGCCGACCTCATCCCCGCCGACTACAATCGCAAAGATCTGAAGCCTGGTGACCCGGAGTACGACAAGCTGAAACGCTCCATGGAGCAGTTCGGCTATGTAGAGCCGGTGATCTGGAACAAGTCCACCGGACGGGTGGTGGGCGGTCATCAGCGGCTGAAGGTGCTCATGGACATGGGCGTCACCGAGGTGGAGTGTGTGGTGGTGGAGATGGATGAGGAACGGGAAAAAGCTCTCAACATCGCCCTCAACAAAATCTCCGGCGATTGGGACAAGGACAAGCTGATGCTCCTTATCTCCGACCTGCAGGGCGCCGATTTTGATGTATCCCTCACCGGCTTTGACCCAGCCGAAATTGATGACCTCTTCAAGGATAGCTTGAAAGATGGGGTGAAGGATGACGAGTTCGATGTGGACGCCGAGCTGCAGAAGCCTACCATCACCAAAGCCAGGGATGTGTGGACGTTGGGGCGGCACCGGCTTGTCTGCGGGGACAGCACCAAGCCGGAGACCTTCGCCCTGCTGATGGAGGGCTTGAAGTCCAACCTGGTCATCACCGACCCGCCCTACAATGTCAACTACGAGGGCGGCGCCGGGAAGATCAAGAATGACAACATGGAGAACGCCGCCTTCTATAATTTCCTGCTGGCGACGTTTCAGAATACAGAGGAAGCCATGGCGGACGATGCCTCCATCTATGTGTTCCATGCGGACACTGAGGGGCTGAACTTCCGAAAGGCGTTCTCTGACGCCGGCTTCTACCTCTCCGGGACGTGCATCTGGAAGAAGCAGTCCCTGGTACTGGGCCGCTCGCCCTACCAGTGGCAGCATGAGCCGATCCTCTTCGGCTGGAAGAAGAAAGGCAGACACCAGTGGTACACCGGGCGGAAAGAGTCCACCATCTGGGAGTTCGATAAGCCCAAGAAGAACAAGGACCACCCCACCATGAAGCCCATCCCGCTCCTGGCCTATCCAATTCTCAACTCCTCCATGAGCAACGCCATTGTGCTGGACCCCTTCGGCGGTTCCGGCAGCACCCTCATCGCCTGTGAGCAAACCGACCGCATCTGCCGCACCATCGAACTGGATGAAAAGTTCTGCGATGTCATCGTGAAGCGGTACATCGAGCAGGTGGGCAATGCGGACGGTGTATCCCTCCAGCGGGACGGCTTGACCTACCGCTATGAGGAGGTGGCTGGGGACGATGCGGAAGACATCCCGCTGTTCTGAGGAGGCGCCCATGGAATTGAATACAGCTTTGACCCTCGGTAGTCTTTTCGATGGCTCCGGGGGTTTTCCTTTGGGCGGTCTGCTCTGCGGGATCACCCCGGTGTGGGCTTCAGAGATCGAGCCGTTCCCCATCCGGGTGACCACAAAGCGGCTTCCCTTTATGAAACACTACGGCGACATCTCCCAGATGGATGGCGGGAAGATCGAGCCGGTGGACATCATCACCTTCGGCTCCCCCTGTACCGACATGAGCATCGCCGGACGGAGGGCCGGCCTGGACGGGAAGCAATCCGTCCTCTTTTACCAGGCCATCCGCATCATTCAGGAAATGAGGGATGCCACCCATGGCAAATATCCAAGATACATCGTATGGGAGAACGTCCCCGGCGCGTTCAGCTCCAATCACGGAGAGGACTTCAAGGCCGTCCTCGAAG